TAAACCGGTTATACCCGGATATTCAAATAATACCTGAATGCATACTATTTGCAAGCATTATAGCATGTGTTTATGTAGGTAATCTATGGCTCTTTGAAGTATCTCTATATTATCTTTAGCGTGTCCTAAAAAGGAATTACATTGATGACATAAAAGATCTCTAAGTTTTCCAGATGTATGGCAATGGTCTATATGTAATGGATCTAATTTATTACCTCTTATATTGTCTGAAGCGTCTTTACCACATATTGCACATTTATAATCTTGACTAGCTAACTTAGTTTCATATTCTTGGGGAGTGATATTGTATCGTCTTTTGAGATGGTGTTTACGTCCTTTAGCTTGTATCCATTCTTTTGGTTTACCTAATACATATTTTGCTATTTGTTTAAGACGTTTTTCTTTGTGTTTTGCATACCACTTTGCATGGTATTCTTTCATGTAGGCTTTACGTGCTGCATCATCTTTGTATGGCATAACGGCTCCTAAGTTCAAAGCAGTATAGCACAAAAAAGGGGCCGAAGCCCCTTAATTTAATAACAGTCTGTTACGATAACCATTATTTGTTCATTACGTACATCGTAATTTCAAAGCCAAAACGCATTTCTGTAGCTGCTGGAGTTGTCCACATAATAATTTCCTTTTTTAAATTTTATACACACCGTGTGTATAACTGCATATTACTCCAATGATTTGCCTGTGGAATAGAGAAAACCATGAATTACAGGCAAAGAAAAACCCAGCCGAAACTGGGTTTAACTTATTACTTACTAAGCGACAATTAAGCGCCTGGTGAACCAAACATACCAAGTGGATCTGAGAATCCAAATGAATAACGTTCACGGGCTTTGTAACGAACGTTGCCTGTATCAAAGTCACCATCCATAGAGGTTGATAACGGTGTACGGACAAAGTGTTTCATGCCGTTAGGTACATCAGTTGTTAAGAAGTACGCGTCTGGATCTGTTAAATAATGGTTAACTGTGTAACCTTCTGGAATAGATCCGTTGTTTTTAATCGCGTTAATATCGTTATCAGCTGTACCAGTACGTAATTCAGTTTCGAGCAAACGAGTTGCAACGAATTGATTATTAGGTGGAACAACTAATTTACGAGGTTGCGCAGCGATTAAAAGACCACGCTCATCTGTCCAAGCAGCAATTTGAATAACAGCGTTTTCTAGTGCTGTTTCATTTAAGTCTGTTGGAGTTGCTTGCGTGTTGCTGTTTGTACCACCACTAACAAGTGGGTGAGCTGTACTAAATAATGCTACGCCGTCACCGCCAGCATTTACGCCGCCAGTAAAGCCATTATTAAGAACTGCAGCAGCCTTAACTTGTTTTGTGTAAGACATAGCGCGAGCTAAAGCCTTTGTGTAACGAGCTGATAGTGTGTCATACAAGTTATCTTCTACAGCTTCTTCAGTTAAGCTGAAGCCAAGAGCGATAGTTTGATGATTGTATCGAGCAGTAAAAGCTTCTTGAGCATTGTCATAGGCGATTGCTGAGCCTTCGTTTTTGACTGGTGCTGCTGAGAAACCTGAAAGTTTTGTTTCTTCTTCGAATGAACGTTCTGAAGTCTCTGTTTCGTAGATTTCTTTATGTTCTTCGCCGTAACGTTTATACTCTAGACCGAACAAAGCGTTAAGTCCTGGGAGTAGCTCTTTAAGGAGCTGTGCGCGTGAAATAGCCATGTGTTATTCTCCTTATACGCCAGTTGGGTTTGTATACTGATGCGTATTAATGTTTATCTTAACAATAAACTCAACGAATGCATCAGCGCCAGTTGCAGTATCTCTAATCACATCAATAATACGAATAGGTAGAGAGCTAGTAGTAGCTTGTGTTCCTTCATCAATCGCCACAGCAGAATTACCAGTAATAGTAGATCCAGCGTTTTGAATTAAAGCAATGTTGTTACCAATCGCAGATTTACCAATTGCAGCAACTGTTGTTCCAGAAGAACATGAAACTACTTGGAATAATGTATCAGGATCATCTGCAACTACCGCAAATATCTTAGTTCCTGTAGCAATTGCTTGGGAAGCTGGATAAAATTGTTGTTGTTGTACTTGACCAGTTGAAGCATTAGTGAAACTAACACCTAAAAATATACCGTTAGGTGTAGCTGTAGTAGTACCTGTGTCTTTTTCAATTGTTCCAGTAGCAACACGTTTTACTAAATCGCCATAGAAAATGTTTGTAGCATAGCCACTTGCAATTTCCATTAAGCGAGTTGACCCCGCAAAAACTTGACCACCAATTAAATTAACCGGTTTCAAGCCATACGGAGCAGATACGGTTGGATAAGCCATAATTGTCTCCTTTAAATATTTATATTAATTACCTTTACCAAAGGATGTCGTAGATTTCTTCTCTGAGAAAAGAGGCATACGTGCATCACTTTGTTTTAAAAAGTTGTTGTCAACTGCATCGGCTTGTTGTTTTGCTTGTGTAGCATAATGAGCCTTACGTTGTGCAACAAACTCTTCGGGGATCTTGCAAAGTAATAAGCCACCAATTTCAATACCATCTTTAAAACGGCTGTTTTGGTCGACCATTAACTTCATTTCAGGGTGGTCCGCTAATTTAACGGGTTCCCATCCTTCACGCATTTTTGAAGAGACATTTAGATTATCAGCTTCGTTCATGACACTTGTACGAATCCAACGGTATGCCCAACCTGGTACCTTTTTAAATTCAGGTAATAGTGAGGCAGGTTTCCAGCTATCTGCACGTTGAAAATCATTTCTTGTATCTTGTTCACGATCTAATCTTGTATTATCCATTTGCGTTCTCCAATTTTAAAGTTTCTCTTGCATATTGCTCCGGTGTTAGACCAAATTTCTTGGCTAACGCTACTTGTGTCTTCGTCAATCGTACTTTTTTAGGCGCGGTACTACGCGTTGCCGGAGCAACTACAGTCGAAGGTTTAGTGCGCTGGGCGGGTTGGTCCTCGTCTAGCGTTGCATCCCCAAAGTTTTCTGGGAATCGTTTCTGCATCGTACTATCAATACGACGGTAATATTCGTCAGAGGTAGGACTGATCCCACTTCTAACTAATTTTTCATGTAAGCCTAATGCAAGGCTTGTCATTTCTTCATCTTTACCAAACCAATCATTTTTTTCTTGCCAAGCCGTAGCTTTAGAGTCTGGTTTAAATGAAGCTTGTTCATTTTGTTGTATATATACAGGGTTTTCTGGCTCTTGTCCAGCATTTTTAAACTGAGGTCTATATTGCTGTAATTGAGATAAACGCATTTGAGCATCATTCATCTTAGTCTGAGCTTCTATAATCTTTTCAGAATCGCCTAAATCATAGGCTTCACGATAATCTCGTTTAGCCACAGTAAGCTGTTGTTCTAATGCATTACCAACTACTTTTACATATTCTTCTTCTCCAGAGCTTAAAGAAGATTTAAGTTTTTTATTTTCATCAGCAACTTGTTGTGCATATTTAATTGCTTCTTGACGTTCACGATCAGCTGCTTCTTTAGCACGTCTTTCGTCATGCCAAACTTTTTTAAGCTGAGCCATACGTTGTTTAACACGTTCAGAATAATCTTCTAATGTGTCATTTTCTAGTTCTTCGACTTTTTCTTTAGGTAAAGGTTCTTTACCTCTATCAGCAACGGGAATATCGTCTTCTGTAATTTCAAGATCAATATCGTCTGCTTTTGTTTCTACTTTAACTTCATTTTTTTCTTTTTCTTCAGGTAACTTACTGCCTGGTATTTCATCATCGTCTGGATATTCAAATACAATATCGTCATCTTTTACATCAGCCATATATTACTCCTTATGCGCGAGTGTAGCCGCGAGGATCTGCAACAACCCCCTCGACTGTATCGTCGTTAATAATGCGGAATTCTCTTCCGTGGATTTTAAATCTTGTACCTGCGTATGCACGTGTCAAAACAAAATCACCCTCTTTACACCATGGACCTGTAGGAAATCTAGTTTCATCTTTATAAGCTAGGTCACCTACTTTTACTACAAATAAAACTACAGTTGAATGTTCTTCTATAGTTCTAGTTGAATCTGCTTTTACAATACCGCCTTTATATGTTTCTGCCGCATCGGGAATTGCACAAAGTATCTTGTATCCTTTAGGCTCAGGTAACTGTAAACCACGTTCTTCAATCGGTATCTCTTCTACTTTTACTTCATCTACGCTTGGAATATGAACTGGTCGACCACTTGCATCAACTATATTCTTATTCATTGTGAGTATATGTTCACTCATCTTCAAATGTCTCCATTCTTTGTGCAAGGTCTTTAATTATACTTTCTGCGACGGATAGACCTCGTACATATCCGACCATATTTGAATACGAAGCAAAATCTTTTGCTGCTCCGTCTCCTAAATTTATTAATACTGTTTTGCGCTGATCATCTATTCGAGACAATAATAGCTCTAGCGTTTGGTCCATTTGATTACTCCTCAGTTAATTGTGTATCCTGTTCTTGTGATTGTTCTTTTTCAGAAAGTTTTAATCCTATTTCTACTCCACGAGCATTCTGATCAGCTTCTAATTTATCTTTATCAAATGCAGATTTAGCTCCAAGTTTAGCGCCTTCAATTCTTTCTTGAGAATCAATTTTTTCTTTATCCAGCATTAATCTTGCTTTATCTAATTCAATATCTGCTTGAGATTTTTGTGCTTTGATTTGAACTTCTTGCTGTTTGATTGCTAACTCTTGTTGTTGCATTTGAATCAACGGATCTTGAGCTTGTTGTTGCGCTTGTTGTTGAGCAGTTTCTTTTTGATTAAGTTGTAATAATTGCTCAGCGGCTTGAGCTGTAAGTTTAGATAATTCAACTTCAACTGTTTCAGGTAAAGTATCATCAGGAGCGGGAAGAGATGCTCCTAATTGTTTTTCTATTTGTTGTCTGTAAGCAAAGGCAATGTGTTCATTAATATGAGCCATTGCAGCTGCTTGTATTACTTGAGCTTGAGGATTTTGACCTATGAGTTGTGCAATCTTAGGATCTTGCATAGCAGTCATATGTACTTTAATGTGCGATTCATGATCTTGATACATAAATGCTTTAACAGGTTTACCATTAATAATATTCATATTTTCTGATACAGGAT